ATTTCTGCTGGTAATGCGCAATATCTCTCATCAAACAAAGATGGTGGTGTTATTGCCACAGTGAGCACAGACTACTCAACAGAGCAAACTGATTTTATTGAGTACGATATCGACCTAACACCGACAAAACTTGGCAGCGTTAAGTTTTCAAAATATTCAAGCGTTGCATCGAGAGTTACTTCTTATTTTGATGGCGCAATAACATGGGTGATAAATAGCAAGCTGTCAGCAGTAACAAACGCAGAGTTTACCGTTTTATCTAGAACAACAACCAATGCTGGAGCTTATAGCTCTGGCGATGAGGTCATTAGAGAGGCAAATCACAGGAAGTATAGGTGTTTAGTTTCTGAGACGTTTAGCGACCCAATTGACAACTCGGGCGAATCATCTACTGCTGAATGGGTTGATATAGGGCCAACCAATAGGTGGGCAATGTTTGACGACAAGACTACAACGCCAACGGTATCTACGTCGGATTTCTCTGTAACCTTGAACGCATCTGAGTTCGTTGACTCTATAGGCTTGTTCGGGACATCAAACGTAGACTCAATAACAACGGTAATTAAAGATTCACTAGGTGTTGAGGTTTACAATCAAGAAAAGTCGCTCATCGATGTTACTGCGGTTTACGATCATTACACGTACTACCTTTACCAGTTAGTTTATGTTAATGACGAATTTATCGAAGGGCTTCCTGTTACTTATGACCCAGAAATAACACTTACGTTTCATGGTTCAAATATGAAAATCGGAGCTGCGCCTTTTGGTTTCTCTAAAATCATAGGTACGGTTCATGCAGAGGGAACCAAAACAGACTCGATAAACTATTCAAGACAGGAATATGACGAATTTGGCGAATTGACTTACATCCAGCGACCATCAGTAAATCTAAACACTTACGCTGTTTTTTCTGACATGTCAACAAACCCATATATCCAGAAACTGATAAAAACACTTTCTGGGAAAAGCGCGATGTGGGTCGGGGATATTGGAATGGGTCAAAAAATGATAACATACGGGGTATTCGAGAGAAGTCCAGTGCCATACCAATACCCAGAGCACATTAAATACGAAATCACAGTAAGGGGATCTATATAATGGCTATAACACCGATAACTGAATATACTGGAGACGTGCCAATCATAGGGCAGCCTCAGCCTACCTTTAACCAAAACGTATCTGACAAGCTGAACTACGACAAGCAATTGTTTGGCGCTGGCGGAGGGTTTAACGTCGCAATATCCGAGATTAACCAGACCGCATCACAGGTGTCTTCTGATGCCTCCTCTGCGTCTCAATCAGCATCTAACGCTCTTGCATCAGAGGTATCGGCTGAGGCATCAGCAAGCGCAACTGGCTATCAAGGGCTTTGGCCAGATTCTGGCGGTTCAGCTCTGTTAGGGGATACTTATCAAACTCAGGTTGGAGGCGTACCAACTGGAAAGTACTTCTCTGCATTGAAGAATACCTCAGTTAGTCCAGTTGATGATAATGAAAACTGGAGGCTGTTGATATCAACCTCATCACTTGAAGATTCAACAAAAGTTACAATGAACAAGTACGGATTGAGCGGGAAAGCTCCAGTTCCAAGTGTTGCAGGTGACTTTGATTTAATAACTGAAGAGAATTATCATTCACTTTCTATTACAGGAGTATGGAATAACACTCCTTTTGGCGATAGTGTTTCAATTGGAGGTCAACTATCAATTTTAAGAAGGGCGTTTTATACAGGCGCGGTAATACAAGAGCTTCACCTAACAAATGGAGATCTATACAGAAGAGTTGGTTCTGGTAATCCTGTGATCTTTGGTAACTGGCGAAAGGCTGTTGATAGCTCGACGTCTCAATTTGATAAGTATGATCAATTTAGAGTTTATTCGTATGGCGACGTTGCTTACACGGAATCATCTGGGAAAAAATCATTTTGGCAGTGGTACTCAAATGTCGAATCGCTAGCAGGTAAAGACCCATTAAACACTGCGAATCGCAGGGTAGGATGGTCAGACACCACCAAGCCATTTTATTGGAAACCATACACTGCGAAAGTTTCGGGCGAAACTATGGCATGGGATGACGACAATCTTCCAGAAATTATGATGGTAGCCGCAGGGCAACAGGTATCAGCCCTGACTTACCACACCCTAGCAGCAGCAAAACCACAATGGATAGATGATGTTGACCCAAACCTATTGAATATTCCAGATCGTCAAGGTCGATTCACTCGTGCTGCCGATGGCACAACATGGATAGCTAGTCAAACGCATGAGGATGACATCAAATCTCACTATCACACAATGAATGACACATCAGCGTCGGGAACCGACGTAAATTCTAGTCCATATGCGGACACTGGTAATGGTGTTATAGACGACTCAGACTTGCGCACTAATTCTACTGGTGGAAATGAAACGATGCCTAAAGGCTACATAGAATGGATAGGATACGCACTATGATTGCTAACTATTACACATATGACCAAACGACGCTAGAAGTTGATCATCAGCCTAAAAAGCTAATCAGGCAATCAAAAATGGATGAGCTTCCAGCCTCAGCTTTGCTTGTGGATCCGCTTGAGCCCGAAAAAGGAAAGGCTGTAGTCGTTTGTGAATTCGATAAAACAGGAAGACCGCAATCAACCAAGTATGTTGATGACCATCGCGGAAAGTACGCTTGCTCTACATCGCACCCATACAGGAAGGAAAAGGTCGATTATATTGGAGAGATAAAAGAAGGTTGGACACTAAAGGAAAGATCGACAGATTTCGACGAGTGGATTGATGGCGATTGGGTGACAGACAAATCAAAGCTTAATGAGCATTTAGCATCTGTAGAGCAACATGAAATGATATCAGAACTAAACTGGGTTGATGTTCAATTAAAATATCACTCAACGGGTGATGCAAAAAGAGCAACTATAAGCATTGATTCTCTCAATGCTTATGCCATTAAGTGCAGGGACTATGTTCAAAGTATCGACGGCGTATCAACTATCGTCGGTGACAAGCCAGTTAGGCCAACTGAACAAAACCACACCTAGGCATTAACTTTGCAAAGCCCCATAATGACAATGTACAATACGGTTATTATGGGGTTTTATTTTATGAGCGGTATAATGTCAGAAGTTAACGAGCGGCTAGCAAGAGTCGAGCAAAGTCAATTACACCAAGAAAAACAATTAGATAGACTGGTTGATGTGACAGAAAAATTGGCTAATGTTCACAGCCGCATGTCAAATATAGAGAGGCGCGTAGATGGGCATGATTTGAAAATTGCAAACAATGAAAAGCAAATTGCAAAATGGACGCTGATTTGCTCTATTGCTTTCGGATTGCTTGCAACTTATTTTCCAGAATTAAAGACTATTGTTGGGTTGTGAACTGTTAAACAAAGAGCTCAAGGTTTGGTTTGACGTAGTTTTTTCCTTTGGTGATTTTGCCGTTAGCATCAAATACTGGCTTGCCGTTTTCTAGCTTTGATTCATTGGAAGATTCAACCTCAACTAGAGCGCCTTCATGGTTCATCTTTAACGTATGGCAAACACCTTGACCTGTTACATTCTGGTCGATAATCGAATCAAGTAGCTCAACCCTATCAGCGTTATCTATAGACTCGATGCAGCAAGGCCACTTTTGCTTGTATTTGTCAGCTAACTCGTGAATTTTCTTGGCGTGAACTCTCCACCCTAGCGCGGATAGCATCTCTGCAAATTCCTCAATATGCACCCCAACCTGTACGCAAGCTTGCTCTTTTGATGGGTTCGGTTTACATACTTCAAACCACTGCTTTGTATTCATCTAACTAACTCCTGTCTATGTAACTTGTTTTGCTGATACTTTGCCATCTTACGCAATCGCTCATGGCGACTACGGCAGCGCGGCTTTGTTACTGGTGGCGTACTGCCGTTGCGTTTACCTTTGTTGTATTTGCCTGAAATAAGCGCCTCCTTTTAGACTTCTACTTCGATTTCGTAAAAGTCACAATCACCACATACACTAGACGCCTCAGCAATCGACTTGTACAAACCATTGCTTGCTAGCAAGCTTTTACCTTTAATCTTTGCAATCCATCTCTTTTCTTTGCGTGGTTTGATGCGATATTTCGCATCCTCACGCATCCATCCAATAGTATCGCCCCACACCTGACCATGAAAAACAACCTCCCAAGACGTGACAAATTTTGATTTAACCAAAACGTCACCACCATTCAGCCAGTGGAGGCACTGGTTGCTTTCGTTGTGTTGCGGTAGGCAAGCAAAAAACTCATCATCTGGATAATCCATTAACGCCTTTGGATTGGTTCGAATCCATTTGGAGTTGGAATCCAGAATGAATACAACTAGGTCTGTGTTGTCTGCGTAAGCTTTTAAAATTGCCGCGTTGCTATGTGCTACCATCTGTCTTTATCCTATCTCGTTGGTATGAACTAACTATACCCAACTCGCTGTCACCCTGCTGTGACCAACTTCACAGAAAACAAAAAACCCGCTTTCGCGGGTTGTGGTAATTCGGTTATTTATTGCACTCAAATACACCGTCAATTGTGAGTTCCACTAAAAAGAAAAATTAATAAGGGTGAATCAAATTGTTGTCTAGAGCCTCCTTCCAGTTTAATAATGCCTGTTTAACTTCATCTCTATCCTGAATCATTGCAAGCTCATACGCCAATTCAGACTTTCTTTTTCTCCATGCCAAGTGCGCTTCAATTTCGTCACTGAAATATCCAAGGTTTTCTCTTATTCCTGTTATTGGGTTTCTACATCTAGATGATAACTTTCCTTTTTTCTTGTGGAGTGTTACTCCAATCATGTACCGACCTCTGGTGGCACCACTATCTATAACAAAGCTGTTTACCTTATCATCTACAAAAATACATGCCTCTGGAGAGTAAACCTTATTTAGTGGCACTTTTATATCCTTATCTATTTCATAAATCTTTCCATCTTTCGGGTAGTGGTTGTGAAACCATTCAGCGAAGTTTTGAAAGTCGAGCCACTCGTCGCAGACGGTGCATCCAATGTATGTAGGCTGCTTTTCCACACTCAACTTAGAATAACACCTATATAGCATCCCTCTCCACTTTGCATAAGACTTGACATTGTACTTATCGCCTTTGGTTTTATAACGTCCTTTGGAGTTATTCCATGCAGGTGCGTAATTTGCCATCGCTCCTCTTTCGTCTGTGTTTTTTGACTCTGCACTTGTTGCTACACACTTTTGCTTTTGCTGTTCCATAAAACAATTCTCCGCAAATTTCACATTTCTTTTCAGTAATTGCCATTTCTATACCTCTTAATAATAGTAATGATTTATCGTTACATAGTCAACAGTAAAAAGCGCAGCCGAAATTCCATAACTGCGCTCTCTTTGTATCCACTGATTCTCACATCTGCCAAAGGGTAATTTCGCTTCTCAGCGTAATCTCGCTTTCTGTGGTCTACTCACACATGAAGCTGATTTAATTGCCTCACTTACTACAAAGACGTTCGATTAAAAGATTATTTCGCACGATTTCCTCCTTGGTTTGGTTGGTTAGCACATCATGTTTAGATACTGTAACTGGCTCTATCACTTCACAAATCGCGGGTGTACTTGCGCAACTGCTCAGCAATATACTCATCGTTACCGTTAACAATGTCTTCATTAATACGTTGCAGCTCTTCATGTGCTCTTACCTTGCTCTCTGCCTGTTTTGCGCTCTGTCTTTCTTTTCGCCACAGCATGAAGAATGACAAAGCTGTAACGCCAGCGATTAGCAGAGCACCCATTAATAGCTCAATCATTCGACGCACTCGACAACGGTATCACATGCAACGTCAGTCAGGCTATCTTGCGTGTCTTGGTTAACGTATAAACCGAATGATGCAGCGACGGCAGCTAGTAGCGCAACGACTGCGGCGACGATTTTTCGTGATAATTTCGGCTTCTTCATAATACCCTTCCTAAAAATGTATATTGGTTAACTTGAAGTTTATACGGTGTGATTAGTGCGACTTTAAATAAGGCCGCGGTATACATCATCAATAGACTCTCCTTTAATTACTCGTGCGTGGCGTTGCGCTCGGTTTGGCGAATCACTGCGCGCCCATTTCGAATCTAGCGCCTCCTTGGCGGCTGTTTCCATGTCATTGGCAGATAGGGCTGCAATCATGTTTTTAAATCCTAGCAAGCCTTTTAGGCCTAACTGGTAGCACATTGACACAAGTATGTCCTGCACGTCTTTGCGTTGGTCGATAAACCATGCGTACTGGCAAAGTTTTGCTTCCTCTTTCAAAGCGTGAGACTCCAACCATAAACGCGCTACAGGCTCAGGGATTTCACAGTCGAAGTGGTCAATGTTGGCGTTTTTGTTTGCCAGTTTGATACCATAGCCAATGGTCGGATATCCCGCGCTACACTTGTATGGTTTGGCCCGAAAACCCTCTTCGAATGCAATTACTTTTGTGAAACTCATTATTTGACCTTAATCAATAAACGTTGCGAGCCTAAAAACAATGGCTCGATAGTTGAAACAAAGCCGCTGCTATACGGCAATTTAATC